TTTCAACACGGATATAGTTAGCTACTATTTCTTTTGTTAATTCACTAACTTTCATCCTCTACACCTCTTCTTCTGTCTTTTTACTGTCTTTTACTGTCTTTTTACTGTCTTTTACGACTGTAATATATCCAGCATTTAATAAGTCATTGGCAATTTCTTCGTCATTAATCTCAATGATTTGGTTTAGAGAGGCGGTAACCGCCCCACTAAAACTTACTAATGCCTTATATTTCATAGGAATTTACCTCCTATTAAGCCATTTTCAATACTGCAATGCGTTGTTGATCTACAATCTTTCCATCACATTCAACATAACCAGCCACACCAACTGCATATTGTGTATAGAATTTTTCTGTTAAAATAGAAATTTCAGAACTATCTCCACAAAGTTTTGTTGCATAGCCTTTAAGGTCTGCGAATACGGCCACTTTCTTGCCTGTTGCAATCTTTGGCATGTTATCAGATTCGTATACAGGACGCCCTAACAATGTATAACCATAACCATTAGTCAAATCTTTGTTCAAAATGTAATTACCTTCTGTATCTTTCAATTTTGCACACGCTTTGAAAGTATCTGGATTCATAATGAATACACCATTGCTACGATACACTTGAGGTACTGCAAATTGTAAATCAATCAAATCATCAGCAGTGATTGCAGTTGCTGCACCAGCCGTTACTGCGTTTGTAGCGTTCAAAATACCTTCGATTTTAGAAGTGCCATTAAGCATTTCGTTTTCTAAGAATGTAACGATTGCTTCTGCTACTTTAGCTACAACGTAGTTTACAATGTCAAATCCTGCATTGTTGATTAAAGATCTGGATACTTTAGTCAATACACCTACTACATTGCCTTTCAATGTAACGGATTTGAATTTACCGCTTGTAGATTCAAGTTCTTGGAATTCACCAACGTATGCACAAGTAGTTTTAGATGTGGATTCATCTTCAACCGCAAATACCAAATCACCTTTTACATCGTAGAAATCAGAATTTTGAATGATTGGTGCGATGTTTTTTACTGTGGAAATGATACGGCTTGCGATTGTAGAAGGAATGACTACACCGTTATCACCTTTAGAAAGGTTTACATCGGAACGTGTTTCTACATCAGAGAAAGATGTTTCACCTGTACGCAAGAAATTAGCAAATGCACGTTCTTCTGCTTGTGCAGTTGCTTTTGCATCAACCGCATCAGCTGGTTCATCATCAGAACCTACGGACATCAATTTGCGTTCTTCTTGGGCAAGTTTCAATGTTTTATCGATGTCTGCCACTTCTTTTTGTAGACCTTCGAATTTTGTTGTTTCTTCTTCATTAAGGGCACGTGTTTCTTCATCTGCCACTTTTACAAGGTTGTTCATTTCTTCAACCAAAGAATTGCGTTTTTCAATAAGTTTTTTAAAGTTCATGCTATCCTCTTTTCATTAAAAAAGCACCCACATATGGTGGATGCTATGCATTAAGTTTAGTTAAAATGTCATGATATTTTTGATTCTTAGGCTTTTCTTCTTCCTCTGCCTTTCGTTCTTCAATATCATATTCTAATACGCCTGTTGCGGTTTCATTAGATCTACATTCCAGTAAATCTTCCCCCTCATCAGCACGCATGCTAATTGATGTTGCAATATATGCTGGTGTAATGCTTAAAATACTTACTTCGCTTACATCAATAGCTTTTAATGTGCGAATCTCAGGCATATTTTCCTGTTTATCCCAGCTATCTTCTAGTTTTCTAAAACCAAAAGACCATCCTTTTAGCTTTCTTTCTTCCGCTAATTTGACTACTTCCGCATCAGATACAGTTGCTTTCGCATACAATCCTATGTTATCTTCACGCAATTCTAGCGAGCCGTCTTGTTGGTCTCCCAATTTACGGCGGTGATTAAACCGTAATTCTACATTATCATTGCGTTGAAGTGCCGAATTAAACGCTCCAGTAGCTACTTTTTCAAGGAATTGACCTCTTACATCACGAATTGGCTTACTCAATCGTTCTGTAACGTTCACATATCCCTCAATTGTTGCTGCACCATTACGTACCTCAATTTTCACTATTCTCACCCCCTTTCGTTGTTTTTAGTGTAATTAAATCACCAAGCACGCCAGTATTTGGTGTATACACTTTTTTCGTTTGTGGATAATAGAATACATTCCCAAGGTTCATGCTTACAAAATCAATGCCCATTGGTGATAAATCTTCACGTTGACGGATTTCGTCAATGTTAATCCAGTTACTATCCAATGCAGTCTTATAAGCATTAAAGCGTGTGAGCATATCAGCTTTAAGTAAATCATTCATATCAAGGCTAAAATACAAGTTGCCTTTCTCTGTTTCAAGTAACATTGCTCTATTAATAGCTTGAATAAAGCAATTTACTATAGGCATAATTGTAGTTTTAACAAAAATATTAAATGCTTTCTCATCTGTAAATGTTTTGTCTGTAAAGCCAAATAATTTATAAATTAAGTCCGCATTTGTTTGCTTACTTTCATTTAGCTGATTTTCTACGGCGGTACTATCTGCACTTTCAAATGTAATGCCCTTATTCAGTACGATTACATCACTCTGACCTAGCTTAGATGTCATGTATCGCCATGCTTTTTTGAGTGCCTCTAAGGCTTTTACAGTCAAACGGCCCTCAGATTTTAGGAATCCTTTGCGTACACCCTTACTAATCACTCCGTTTTCATACACCAAAGCATTGTACATGCTCGATATATGCATTGCATTATCATCTAATAATCCACGGCCACGCACTCCATCTTTAGAGTTACGCACCGCACGCATGATATTGAAGTTATCATAGTAGTAACCATCGACTAAGTAATACACTACTCTGTCAATTAACCTTCCATTGTCTAGTACGCTAACTCTATTTTTAGGTAGATACTGTAATGATTCCGCATCATTACCATTCTTGCCTATGTAACAATAGCAAGAACCCTCTAGGATTAGATCATTAATCATGGCTTGTTTTGTTTCAAACGCACCTAGTATTGAATTTGTTTCAATATTCAATAGCTTTGTACGCTCATCGTCCATGATTTCTGTTATCGTATTTCCATCTCTTTTATATAAGCGAATTGGAATACCAGCAATAATACCAGATATAAGAAACAATGCACTTGCTACGGCTGGCACTGATAAAGCCTGTTGCCGTGTAACTGTTGTAGTTGCATCATAGCTAGGAAGTGTTAAATCCACCTCATCTGCAGTATCAATGAATGCATTTTCATCGGCTCGTGTTTCTGTTCCAAACAGATTTTTAACCCAACTCAATAAGTTTCACCCCCTTTCTATATCTGTACTACCCAATCAAGAGCACTATTTAACATGTAATTTTGATGTAATAGGTACATCGCATTGATGCCAGCTACTACCATGTCTACCTTGCCTCGTGATTTTTTCTTATTCACATAGCGGTTCATATTGGTATCGTATACACATCGTGAATTTTCAAAGTTAATTTCTAGTAATTTATTGCTTTTGTCATACAACAAATTGCCTTCTGCTACTAATTCTGCTACCCATTTAGTAGCAGGATGTAACACACTAGAATGTTGTTTGATTTCAACCATGGTATATCCAGCATCTTCTAATTTTTGTGCAGTTGATAGTGCATTGTATCTATCGTAGCCAATACCCATGACTGTAACTCCATACTTGCTTTCAATCTCCATTATGTAGCGTTCTATTGCTCCATAATCTACTGTACGATTGCCACATGGTATACAGTTACCTGCATTGATAAAATCACGATACGGAATGCGTTCAAGTTTAGATTTCTCATCTATCCTATCTTCTGGAATAAATGCAACGGATTGTAACAATACTTGCCCTTCATCCTCGTCATAGGCCACCATTGATACAGCACAGTTATCTGTTGTCATGGCCAAGTCAACTCCTAGGAATACTTCACGGCCGTTCCAATCGATATGATCCACTGCACCCTTTTGTAAATCAGCAACATTTACAAAACTTTCACTACCAGCACCGCTATATATGATATTGCAGTGTTTCGTGATAAAGTTTTCACGCTTGCTTTCAATCTCAATAGCCACTTGCCGTTTAGCTTTCAAATCTTCCATGATTTCTGTTACTTCAATGGCTAATGGATTGCTTTGTTCTAGTACTTCATCATTCGTTGCCCATCCTTTTGTATCATCTGGCTCATACAATAAGGCGAACACCTTATCATCATCTACTGCACCATTTAATACACGCTTTGCATAGTCCACTTCATCTTCAAATGGATTGTTTAGCGTAGGATATTTAGTTGAAATGATGAACCCTAGCTTGTTGAGTATAGTCAATTGCCCTGACCTCATGGCCTCAATAGCGTATGTATTAGGCAATGCACCTGTTTCATCTACAAGAAATACACTAGGCAACTTGCCATCTAACCGCCCTGTTGAGTAGTTAAGAGGTATGTATCTATTCTCTGTTATGTTGCAATGGATATAATCACGCAACATTTTGAACTTTTCCTTGCCGTTCATCTTGCCAAGCATAGCAGGACTACTACGCAATATTTCTTCAATAGCTGTTTTGATTTCACGTGATAATGAACCATCTGGAGCGACTGAATAGAACTTAGAGAACTTAGGTTCAATAAAGAAAAGCAAAATAAAAAGAACAGCAATCAAAAATGTTTTGCCGTTCTTTCTACAAATTTCCAATATTGCATTTTCATATCGCCTTTTATCTGGATTATCACGCTCAACTGTACACATAATCGCAATAATAAATAGCCATTGGAAGCCAGCCATGGCATCATACACTGTTGCATTAGCCTTTAATCCTTTAGGCATAATCAATAATTTCAGCAATTCGCCAATGGTTCGCACCTTGTTTTCATCTATTTTGTAGCGACTATCCTTGTTATTTGCGATTGATAGGAACTCTTTTACCTGTAATTTTACAAACTTTGGAGCGTTTATCTTACCTTCTGCTACCGCCATTGCGTACTTGTAAGCAGGATGTTTCTTATCCAGTCATCCCACCCCCTTGCAGCACGTTTAGTAAAGGATCTGTTTCTTCTTCCTTTTGATTAGCAACTAATACACCTAGTTTCGCACGTGATTGAGGTGATAGGCATAATTCATCGCACAATTTCAAATATGTACGCACCAACTTTTCTTGTGTGCCTACAAATTCTCTATCAATAGCAAGGCTTGGTTTCCTTGCTACTTTTTTATTTGATGTGTTCAGCATATCCACTGCTACACACGCTTGAATAATTGTTTGTGTATCCAAACGGCTTAACACTTTGGCTTGTCTTAATGCATCAACAATAAAATTGAAAGCCTCTAACTGTGTCTTAGTTAAATAGCTTGGTGGTTCAATCACCGCATCATCTGTAAATGCATTTTCAACCGCCATACGCTTTTCTTTTTCCGCTTTTGTTAGGTGTTTCTTTGTAGTCCTTGCTGATACTGCTTTTCTCATATGTCTACCTCCTTTCCTCTGTGCTATGACTTTATAGAATACTTGCTATATAAATAAATATATATTCACGCACGCATGTCCCATTAGGGAAAATTGTGTAAATTGTGGTGAGCAGTACGGTCTGC